TCCTTTTGGTGGAGTCGCCGGGTACCGCCCCCGGGTCCAGTTCAGTCGTCAAATTGCTTCAACGTTACAAGTATATTTATAACACCTTTATGCAAAGATGTCAAGTTCTTTTTGTGCTTTAGTGGATACTTTTTTCTCTGGGTCTACAAGTTTGCGTAGCCAGCTGTCTGCAATATATGCTTTAGGTGACGGACCTAGTTGAATGCTTAGATCATCTGCTTCAATCCACCAGAAGTGGTCGTGTACTAGACAAGTGCAGGTCATTCCGTATGCTTCAAATTGTTCGCCTTCTTTGAACTTGCCAATGTATTCTGCTACATTAACAATTCGTCCTACGTTTTTAGGATTAATACTAAAAACAATTACTGCTTTGTCGCCTTGTTCTACATTCATATTACCATACCCAACTTACCCAACTATAACGTGTACCTTTAGTTACCGGAGTAACTTTATGGATATACATAAATGTGCTTGGAAAAATTAAGACATCTCCTGTTTTTAATTCTACCAAATGATCATCAAACATATAAAAGTTTCCACCTTCATAGTCATCGTTGAGAACACCTACTACACTAAGTGTAGGTATTCCTTTTCTTTCTCCATCAAACATTTCTTGAACTCTATCTGCATGCCAGTGCATAGTAGTTCCTGTTTGGTAGCGATTATATCTAATATCTAGATAACCGTCCCAGCCTTCTAAACTAGGAAGTTGTATATCGTTAATGTATTTGAGTAATACATCTTTTACACTTTGGCAAATAAACAATGTGTCGTCATTAAATTGATGGCTAATTTCTAAGTCGTCGTCAAAATTAAAACGTTCTTTATCTGCATGTGAATAGAACGTATGTTTGTGCCAGTCATCTTGCAAGTTATCTACAACACGATTGCAAAAGTCTTTCTCAAAATGATTATAAACTTTAATATAATCTCTTAAATCTTTCATTTGCTTTTTTCGTATTTCATGATCATTGCAGCAACATCTTCTACTTTACACAACCAGCCGCCTTCATTTACAATGAACACATCACCGGGCTTATACAAATGATGATCTTTGGGAGTGCCGTCTCTTTGTACCCCCATAACTTCACCTGGCCAATCGCCTTCAACCTTAAAGTGATCTCCAGCTTGTGTTATATTATAGTCAACCCACATCATACTTGTTCTACCTTCTTTATGTTAGAATATTTAAGTGCGAACAGCGTGGCTTGTTTTGATTCTGGAAGCTCGACATATATGTCGCAACGACAATACATGTCTCCGGGCAACGTTGTACTGTTACTATGTAGCAATGTCCACTTCCATTCTTGAGTTTCGATATCTTTAAACATGTCGTCGCCTAGCTCTCGCCGGATCCATAGCATCTCCATCTGGCTATGTGCATGAGTCCATTTGTACTCGCAACTACCTAAGTAATATCTCACCAAAACCCTAGAGTCCGTCCGTTGCCTGCTATAATAGCAAAACATGTTATTACATGCAGTGCTATCCAAAAGGTACGAAAAGCCAAAGCCTTCTTTACATCTGACTGTGTAATTGGAAGAAACTCTGGCTTATCGTTGTCTGTAATGCCTATGGGCATGCCAACGGTGCGAGCCCATGTTTTAAGCCAGCGCCGTTGTCCGCTCATTACATTGCGTTCTTTTTCTCGATGATTTCTTTGCGGCGTTCTTTTGTAAGTTTGCCTAGATCACCAAGTGCAGTACGTGCGCGAGTGGCTGCTGCCTTTACGCCCTTTTCTTCAAAGGTTGCGTGTTCAATTAGATATTGATTGTATGCTTGCACAATTAGATCGTGCTGAGTTAATTCACTCATATTCATTCTCCTTAGTTATGTATTATATTATACTTGGTTTTGTTGACAATGTCAACCGTTTATTACACTAACGCAATACCTGATGTTTGTGCAGCATATTGTTTACCAATTTCTGCTTCAGTTTTTGCCATACAACTAATTGCTGTTGCTTTCATGACAAACTTGCCGTCCGGTGACACAGAGAACATAAAAGGTGCTAGACCTAATCCTTTCTCTTGTGCAATTAATACCATTGGTTTTTTAAGCGTGATGTTATTATCAACTTCTGCTTCTAAGCGTCCGAGAATTTCTTCTCCTGAGCTTAGTTTTAGGGATACCACATCCCCAACTTTGTAAGGTGCTTCAATTAACATTATAATGAGTGTCCTGTTCCGTTATAGCCTGTTTCTTCTAAGTAAGTACCTAACTGATCCTTACCACCGATTGACGTTCCGTTAACTTTAATCTGTGGGAAAGTACGTGCTCCTGGGAACATTACTAGTACTTCCTCACGAGTAAAGTCTGTATCAAGTTGAAAATACTTGTATTCTAATTCACGCTGTTCGCAAAGCCGCTTTGCTTGATCACAATGCGGACATGCTGGTTTACCATAAATTTCAATCATAAACTAAATCCTTTAATTGAATCTGTTGTTACATCTTGTTTAATACCGCCAACGATATAAGATTCCACCTCTGTCTCTTGGGGAGCGACTTGCAAGCCTGAACTATTCAACCAATGCTGTGTCCACGGTAAAGGATTAGTATTAACCGGAGCATCAAAGATAGCATTTAATCCAAGTGCTTTGAGTCTACGGTTAGCAATGTATTCAACATACTGATTAAGCAATTTAGTGTTAAGGCCAATCATTGATCCGTCCTTGAACAAATACTCTGCCCAATCCTTTTCTTCTGCTACACACTCACGCCATAAGTCGTATACTTCTGGTTCGCACTCTTTAGCAATCTTAGCCATCTCTGGATCGTCTTTGCCTTGCGCCCATAGCTTCAATACGTGTGTGCTTAGTGCAAGGTGCTGTGCTTCATCGCGAGCAATAAGACTAATAATCTTTGCTGAGCCTTCCATTAGTTTTAGTTCGCCAAAACCAAATGTGCAAGCAAAACTTACATAAAAACGCAAGCCTTCTAGAATATTAACAGTCATCATTGCAAGATACAGTTTCTTCTTAACGTCACGTAGGCTACCTTCGCCGCGATGATTGTAAGCATCAGCTGCTTCAGTAAATGCATCGTAATGTTTAGTAACACTTGTTGCACGAGCAATAATCTTTTCGTCATCTAGAATAGTGTCAAACACTTCTGCAGGGTCAGCGTACACGTTCTTCATAATATGTGTGTAGCTACGTGAGTGAATTGTTTCAAAGAAGTCCCAAGTAACAATGCAGCCTTCAAGTTCAGGAAGTGAAACATGCGGCAAAAATGCCAGGCACGGACCACGTCCTTGGACACTGTCAAGTAGTGTTTGGTATTTCAAATTAGAAGTAAAAATATGTTTCTGCTCTGGGCGGAAGTTAGCAAAGTCTGCTCTATCTTTTTGTAGACTTACTTCTTCAGGTCGCCAAAAGTAACCAAGCATAGTTTGGTTAAGTTTATCAAACACAGGAAACTTAAACGTGTCGTAACGCTGTGTGTTTTGATCTGCTCCGAAGAACATGTCTTGTTTAGTAAAATCTACTTTGTCTTGGTTAAATACGGTCTTTGCCATCTTGTGTTACTTCCTCTGTATCTGTCTTTATATAATAGCATTGTTGTAATGCAATGTCAACCATTAAATAGCGCAGGCATCGCAGGCTTCGCCCTCGTCCATTATTTCAGACGGTGCTAGTTCTACTAGCGGCTTTTCATCTAAATCTATTTCATCCGACTTAAAATCATAAGTGTTCTGGTAGTACGATGTCTTCCAGCCCAATTTATATGTTGTTAACAAGTCATTAATCATTTGACTCATTGGTACTTCGTTGTCCGGGTAATGTGTTGGATTGTAACTCCAGTTACCGCTAATTGCTTGATCAAAAAACTTCTGCATCACTGCTACTACTTTAATGTAACCTTCGTTACTAGGCATATCCCATAGCAACGTGTAATGATTCTTCAGTGTTTGGTACTGTGGAACAATCTGCTTAAGAGGCCCTTTCTTTGACTTCTTAATGGACAAGTAACCTCTAGGTGGCTCAATTCCGTTTGTTGCGTTCGACACAACGGAACTGCTCTCCGATGGCATTTGTGCGGACAGTGTTGAGTGCCGTAGCCCGTGTTCTTTAATGCTAGATCGTAAACCATCCCAATCATAATTTAACTTGTTCTCTACTACTGCATCAATATCCTTCTTGTATGTATCAATAGGAAGGATACCGTCTGAGTATTTAGTACGATTAAAGTACTCACATGCGCCACGTTCTTGTGCAAGTTTATTCGATGCTTTCAACAAGTAATACTGGAACGCTTCTGACAAATCGTGTACTAGTTTCCAGGCTTCGGGGTTGTTGTACTGAACATGATTCTTAGCAAGGTAATGTGCTAGTCCAATGTAGCCTACACCCAACGAACGTCTTGCTTTTGTACTAACTTCTGCCGCTTTGATTGGATAACGTTGGTAATCAATAATTTCTTCTAGTGCTCTTACTGCTAGTTCACATAGCTCTTCTAAGTCATCTAATGAACGCAATGTACCTACGTTAATAGCACTTAGGATACACAATGCAATTTCACCATCTTCATCATCAATGTGCTGTAGTGGCTTAGTCGGCAGTGTAATCTCTTGGCACAAGTTACTCATGTATACTTTGTCTTTAAATGAGCTGTGTGTATTACAGTGATCAACATTCATAATGTAAATGCGACCTGTTTCTGCACGTTCTTTGATCAGCGCACTAAACAATGCCATTGCAGGAACTTTTGTTTTCTTGATGCTTGTTGCACGTTCGTATTTTTCATATAGTTCTTTAAACTCGTTTGCATCGCCAAAGTATGCTTCGTACAGTCCAGGTACATCATGTGGCGAGAAAAGAGTAATATCGCCGCCGGATAACAATCTTTCATACATAGTTAGGTTAAGCTGAATGCTGTAGTCTAGCTTGCGTACACGATTGTCTTCAGTGCCCTTGTTGTTCTTTAGCACAAGAATGTCTTCAATCTCTTGATGCCAGAACGGGAAGTGTGTAGTAGCTGAACCGCCACGCACACCATTTTGTGTACAACAACGTACTGTGCTTTCAAACTTCTTTAGAAACGGGACAATACCAGTATGGGCTACTTCTCCGCCTCTGATGCGTGAGTTGACGCCTCTGATGCGGCCTGCATTGATGCCGATGCCCGCTCTCTGTGCAGTGTATCTACCAATCGACATATCACTTGCGAAGATACTATCAAGGGTGTCGTCGCTATCAACAAGGACGCACGAAGCAAACTGTCGCACAGGTGTTCTGACACCGGCCATGACTGGCGTTGGGATATTGACTTTAAAAAGTGAGGTCGCATCGTAGTATCTCCTTACATATTGCATACGTGTTTCAGATGGATAATTTGCAAACAATGTTGCCGCGATCATCATATACATGAACTGGGGAGTCTCAAAGATTTCACCGTTAGAACGATCCTGACATAGATACTTGTCAACTACTTGGCGCAAGCCTGCATAAGTAAAGTTCTCATCACGCTTGTGACGAATGTAGCTGTCAAGAATTTCAATTTCTTGTGGTGTATATTTCTCAAGGATCTCAGGATCATATACTTTACGTTCAATGTTACGATCAATATTTTGTTGTAGTGTAATTGCGTTATATTCGCCAAACACTTGTTTGTTAACACTATAACTTAATAAACGTGCGGCAGCAAATTGGTAATTAGGAATTTCAAGACTAATAAGATCGTTTGCTGATCTAATTATAATTTCTTGGATTTCGTTAGTACTCATACCATCGTAAAATTGTAAGTTAGCGTTCATTTCGATTTGTGAACTACTGACTCCTGCTAAACCTTCACATGCAAAATTCACTACCTTATGAATCTTGTCAATGTTAAGAGGTCCCTTCGAACCATCGCGCTTTACGATGTGGATACCATTTGACATTTATTCTCTCCTAATTTTAGTCTTGTTTGTTGAATTATTTATAGTAGTGGCGGCATGCTGTATACTGTTTGTGAAGCATAATTACTTGGTAATTCTGCATCTTTCACATAAGTTTTTTCATCCCATCCGATTACGTTGTCGTCTATTTTTAGCAGATACAAAGTACTTAAACTTCCATCTGTACAGATATGTATCTCAAAAACAGCCTTATTAAAACGGTCTGTTAACTGTAGTGAATAACACATTCCTAGTACACGAGAGAAGTCACAATACTGATTGTTGTGTACTAACTCCCACGGGTCTGGCCATAGTTCTCGATTGTACGCATCAACATGAATGCTCACCATCGGCGGCTGTCGATATAAGTCAATTACATCTTGGATAGGATCAGTAGCAGTTTCTAAACTGTTTCTAAATTCCGCCCAGAAGGCTAACCTATGCTCGTATTGTTGTTTTTCAAACATTAAACTATATTGGTCTTCTTAGTGGTTACCGTATACTTCAATTCTGTTGTATCGTCTATTGGCATTGTACTTGTTACTTTAACATCTATGCATTGGTTTGTCAAGTCTGCTGACGCCAAAAAGTTAATATTGTCTACATAATTTTCATCACCAATAAATTGGAAGTCGTCTGCAATATCTACAGTATCGTCGTATGCGTTGAATACTAATTGTAATGTACCGCTTCTAATAACTCTATAGTTTCTACTTACAATTGTATAGTCAAGATTAAAGCCTTGATTAGCAATACTTGGTAGTCTAAATAAACGTACATTTGTAATTGGACCAAACTCAATTGTATTTTCGTATTCTAACGTAGTCATAATACTGCCTTCTACTTCAGGCAAGTATGAAACATTAGATAGACTTGGCCCTTGTGACAGTGCTCTTGTTCTTTCGAAGAAGTCGTGTACCGATTTGTTACCATTGTTATTGTATTTAATAACAGAATATTGCGGTTGCACCTCTGTACCACCGTTGTTTCCGCACAATTTGAATTTATTACTTTCACTTGTATTTCGTGTGCCTTGTTCTACCCAAATGGCATTTCTAAAAATATTTGTAAAGTTACTATTTCTAATTGTATTATCTACAGGTCCTGTAATTTGTCCAGCAGCGCCTAGTGTTAATCCGTATCCAAATATAATTCCCCAACCACATGTACTAAATTCACATTTGTCAAATATAGTATTGTCGATGTCCCACTTAGATCTTACAGCGGCCCCAAAGCCTTCGAAGGAACAGTTTTTAAATGTATTATTTCTACTTTCAACTACACTACTTTTAGAGTTAATAACAACTCCGGAATCAGTGTGCAATGGAGTACCGTTGGCCCAAACACCTTTAAAACTAATGTCTTCAAAGACGCTGTCTTTACATGTTTCTAATATAAGTGCTTTGCCCGAGTCAGGAGTACCTACGTCAACACTAATAATGTTTGCTCCACCTGCGCCGGCAGCAGTAGTTTCAATAGTTAGGCCACGCATATAAATGTTTGTTGCTTGTGTAATTTCAGAGCTTGTTGAATCTGTAGCAGGAGCACCAGGTGTGCTTGTACTATTTACTGTAATAAATGCGGGCTTGTTTACTGTCTGTCTAATAATAGTTTTATCTTTACCAGCGCCGACAATCGTTGCGTATGGCGGAATGTAAATAGTGTCATCAATAATGTAAGTACCTGCTTCAATAACTAGCTCAACTCTGCCCGAGGCGCTTACTGAAGTTAGAAATGATTGATCAATTGCACGTTGCAATGCTAGTGTGTCGTTAGTTACACCGTCACCGATCACACCAAAAGAACGTACACTTACCAGGTCGTCTAGTCTTTGTTGTAAAGATCGTCTTATTTGATTAGAACTATTAGTACCTGTAACGATGTTATCGTCACCAATTCTATAAGTATATGTGTCTGCTAATGCAAATAAGTCATCATATTCAGTAAGAACTTTTGTATTGCCTACAGCTGGAGCACCTTCTGCAACGGCACCGTTGCCTATATAAAGTTCTCTGGTGTCTACTGCCCAACCTAGTTCGCCACTTGCTAATTGTGGTAACCCTGATCCTTGCAATTTTTGTCCTCTACGGACTTGTATCTTTGAAATTTGAACTACAGCCACTGGTATCTCCTACGCATTTATTATGTATTTATGCGAACTTCTCGTAATACATATACACGCGGTTGTACCATTCATTGCGCCATTCGTCGTATTCATGTGGCCATACATCAAACTGTTGGTATGTTTCGCCGCCTAAGATCATGCCGTCATCTCCGCGACTGCACATAAAGATATGCCCTTCGCGAATGTTTGTGCCGTAAAT